TTTAACATAAACATAACACTGAATGTCTTGTCGTTCATTTGTGATTCTCTTTGTAGTTATCTATTAGCCAACCTAAGTATACCTGCGCCTTCTCTAAGTCTTCTAAGCCATTCTTATACTCGTGACGCCAAACATATTTCAATACATTACCAGCCATGTACGCACTTGTACCGTCCATCTTACAAGTCATAGCACGTATAGCTTCTATACACTCTATCCCAGCTTGGTTATAGTGTACGGGTTTATTTACAGGATCTACCATTAAGCGTTTCCTTGTGTTTTAGTGAATGCATTAAGGGTATATACGTTACCTTTCTTGCTGTAAACCTCTTCTTTTTCTGCATCTGATATCTCTTTTTCAGCAGCAGCATATTGTTCAGGAAAGATATCTTTTAACATTTCTTGTTTATACTCAATAAGCTCTTCCTCAAACTCAGGGTAATCTGCTAAAAAGGTTAGTGATGCTGCCATAGAAAGTGCAGCCTCAAAAGCGGCATGTGCGGCTGGCATGGGCGCGGCTGATATCTCACCAAAGGCTAAACCTGTGGCTAACTCAAGTGTCCATTTCCCTTCTTCGTCCATTACAGGTTTTACAATAACAGCAACTTCATCATCTTTTACTTCGTAAGACATCACTTCTTCCTTTGTGTTTTTAGTGCTACTCTTTCGAGTTTACACCGCCTACCTTTTTCTTTTAGCCACTCTATAGGTATTAACCTATGTGACCACAAGAAACCATGTTTATCGCACCAGTTATAGTAACGAGATTTGGCTCCTTTATACAACTTGGCATTAGCGTTACTAAATACAAAGCGTATGTCTAACTCTGGATGTTGTTCCTTTATTGCTAAATGTTTGCGTCTATCTTCGTTGTCAAAAATACCTTTAGTTTCAATAAAGATACCATTGTCTAACTCAAAGTCAGGTGTGTATGTTCGATATCGTAAGTCTTCCCATTCTATCTTTATCTTTTCGTACAACACCTTCTTTTGATTTACCTTTAGAAATGCAGCGGCCTCTCTTTCAAGGCCACTACGATACCTTCTGGTATTATGGTTTTTAGGCATCAATGTAGTCTACCATTTTTGGATTCTTAGCTTTTGATGATCTAGTAGGTTCTGTACTTAGGTTAGGCCAGCACTTATGTTTAAAAGCACAAAAACCACACACAGTACCTAACTTCTTAAAGCCTGTCTTCTTCTTGTAAAACGTTTCTTCGATTGGTTCAAAGCAACGCTCAAAAGGCTGATCTTGATCAATGTAATCAACTGTATCTTGGATATCGTCTAAAACAGATTGTTTATCTACCTCAGAGGCTGAGACATACTTAAACTCACCATTAGCTTTGTTGATAACCCACCAGCCACCAACACCCTTACCTGCACCCTCTGCGTAGCCTACAAGCTGTGGGATGTAACCAAAGCTATCGTCATTCTCTAGTGCATCAAACGAAGCAAACTTGTTTTGGTATGACCAAGGAGAGGCAGACTTTACATCGTCAATCTTACCATCTAACTCCATGTCATACTCACCGTTTATCTCTTGACCATGAGGTAGCTTTAGAGTGACTTTATCATTGTCCTTAAAGTCTATACCAGCAGAACGCATGACACCTTTAAACACAGCTTCAACAATGTCACCTAAGATCATATTCATCAAGAAGTGCGGTGGCAAAGGAGTCTTATCCTCTGGATCATTCTTCTCATACCACAACTGACACTTAGGTTTACCAAGATTGGACATACGCATACGAAACTCGTCACGCGGCCCACTAGCAAACTGCTTTAGCATAGCAGCCTCAACATCAGAGGCGACTTTAGAAGCCACCTCTTTTGACATTGATGCCTCACCTGCCATAGCCTTCTGTAAGTAAGAGAAGATTGCTAATTCAGCAGGGTGTTCCATTATTCTTCTACCTCTACGATTGAAGCTACAATCTCTTTATCGGCGTGTGACAGACCATCAGAGCTACGCTCTTCATGCTTATCTAAGAGTGATCCATTGATGTATTCAATAAAGTCTAGAAAGTTTCCTAGTGTATCATTGTCATCATCAGATAGCTCAACCTTATCCCCGATTGCTGCAGAGACATAACCAAAGGTAGCACCTGTAGGGATCTTGCCTACAGCAGGAGATAGCTTGATAGTAGACATAGGTGGTAGCAGATTCTTCTTGTTGATCTGTGCCAGTACACCGTCCAATGCTTTGAGAGAGTCACGGTTCTTAACGTCAAACACAAATGGGATATCCGTGAAATTACCGTCTACTTTTTCACCCATAGCATCTGTAGGGCTATCTAGTGTTACCAAGCCAAAGAATACCTTGACCCGCTTTACGCTACGAATGAGAGACTTTGTTGTCTCTGGAAGCGCATTAAAGTCTTCGATATAACCTGATGGCCTACCTAAGTTGTAGCCACCTAAGTTATCTTTGAGATCCTTGTTAAGGCTGTTAGCCAAAACAGTTTTCTCCATTTCATTAGTGTCGCCATTCCAGCGCTGCCACTGTTGGCGTACAGCAAAGACACGCACAGTTACCGTCTTACTGTAGACTACATCATCACCTGTAGTCAGTTTGTACGCTCCTTTTGGTACGGTTGGTTTCATAAATGTCTCGCCATCCATAGATACCTCTTTCTCTAGGATCTCTTGGTTGACGTTTAGCCGTGATACGCTAGGCGTTGCGCTCTGTTGTGTGTTGTTAGACACACCCATAAGCTCTGCCATTGATTGTCCACGGTCTAGTGCTACTGCTAATTCTTGGCTCATATCTTTTCCTTTCGATGAGCGTTTCATGAAATTGTAGTTATACATTATACGTCTTTTGTGTCAAGCCAGTTTGGGCCTATTTTTGCCTCTAATAATAGTGGCACATTCATACGTACTTTGTACACATCTTCTATCAGATCCACAAGGTTATCATTAAGATCTGTAACTATTTGTAATACCTCTTCTTCTTCGTCGGGGTGTATATCAGCCACCGCTGAGTCATGTACTGTATTGATCAGTACAGACTTTAGTGGTTTTAATCTTTTGTGAAACTCATTAAGTACAGCAGGGGTAACATCACCTGTAGCGAAACCCTGTACAGGATAATTCTTTAACATAGTAAAGTGTGTGACACTACCATTAGCTCTGCGCTCAATGTCAGGGAAAGCATACTGCCTACCACTAATGTTGGTTATCTTATTGAAGCGCATTGCTTCGTCAGCTAGGTTTTGTTGCCACTGTGCTATGCCCCTATACTTCTCGTTGAAGTGCTCGTAGTAAGCCTTCTCAGCGTTGCTACGCCCATAACCAGTAGCGCCGAAGAGCGGAGCAAACGTATGCTCCTTTGCTGCCTGTCTAGCGGTAGGCTGACCTGCATCAGAGATAACCTTTGCAGTGTAAGCATGTACGTCAAAGCCTGTCTCAACTTCTCTCATTGCAACCTCATCTTGAGCTAAGAACGCAGCCGCTCTAAATTCAAGCTGGGCAAAGTCGGCCTCTAAAATTTTCCCGCCTTCCCAACGCGATACAAATACTTTCTTAACAGGGAATGTACCACCGCGAGGCATGTTTTGCATGTTAGGATTCTTACTACTAAACCTACCTGTAGCTGTTATGTGCTGGCTAAGAGTTGCGTGAAGGTATCCGTTAGACTTAGTATGCACAGATATGCCGCTAACAAAGCTAGAAAGATAGCTAGTGATAGCATTAAGGCGCTTAACATCCATAATAAAGCTTGCCGCATCTTCCATGTTATTGTTTCTAGCTGTTGCCACCAATACATCTAAGTTATCCTTTCCAGTACCAAAACCACTATGTGCTATCCACTTCTTATTTGGTGCACTAAAGCCAAGCCCGGCCATCTGTTTTGACTCTTTCAGGCCATAACCTCTTGAGTCACAAGTAGTGCATTTGTTGGGCCTAGCGTAACGTGTACCATCTTTCTTTGTTTTGTATGTATGACCTGCCCCATTACAGGTAGGGCAAGTGAAAGCTGTAGTCTTAAACAACATCTTAGAATTAGCATTTACTGCAGCCTTAAACTCAGCCTTATCTTTTACAAACTCAAATATGTCTGCCCACTCTTTCTTATCGTTAGGCTTACGTGAGAAGATCACTTGAGATAGCTGCTCAGGTGAGTTTAAGTTGATAGGTGTGTCACCCATAAGGTCACGTACTTTGCTCTGTAGGCGCTCTTCTATCTGAGCCTGTTCAAGCTCAAACTCTTGCTTAACCTGTTCGAGTACATCAAGGTCTACCTTTAGTCCTGACATGTACATTTCGGTGAGGGTTTTGCATGTTTGAAAGGTGACGGTTCTGACTGCATGAAGGGAGCGGGATTCTGGGGTTGCATAGTCTGCTTCGATGCTGTGGAACAACTCACAAGTTGTGAGGATGTCAGCCCGAAGATAAATGCTAAGAGAATCGAGATCCGTCTCATGGGTGTTTATTCCTTTCTTTATACATGCAGTAAGGTAGTCTTCCTTCTGCTCTGCTAGACCTCTTCTAATAGCACAGGCTGATAGGCCGATACCTTCTTTGGGTTTCTGCCCTCTGCACAATATGTACTCTGCCAGCATGGTATCATAGATGTCACCATCGTATTTAAAACCACTAGCCCACAACCACATAAGATCGTGCTTGGCATTGTGCATAATAAGCAACGTAGTCTTATCAAGAAGGTTTTGTATCAAAGCTCTACCTAGACCATCTGAATCTTTGTGTTCGTTATGATCTAAGGTAACAAGCATGACCTCTTCTTTGTTATCAGCATTTACCATACCTACCTGCACAAGGTGGTTGCCTACCTCGTAAGGGTCAATGAACGTCTTACCATCACGCCATGTGATGCTGTTCTCTACGTCTAATACAAGTCTCATCTATGCTCCTAAGCGGTGTAGAGTGAACGCTCACCATCTAACTCACAATGGACAACCCCATGCCATCCACCCTTTAGTTTATTCTTAGCAATGTTTAGGTGCCGCCGTGTTGACTCTTCTGACTGCCCTTCTACGATAGGATCTTTAGAGATTAAAACCATAAGATCTGCTTCCGCTGCCTTACCTGTCTTAGAACCTTCCATCATAGACTGATCCACGTAGACCTTACCTTCTGCAACAGCAGATAGCTGCGACATCCAGATCACACAACAATTATGTTGCTTTGCAATGTTACGTGCATGGATGGCTGCATCCTTGAGGTATATGTCTGACTTATCGCTATTCTTGGTTGCAAACTTGTCACCCATATCCAGCACAACAATATCAGGCTTCTCATTCTTTACTACTGCCTCAACCCATTTCATATCTTTGTTTGTACTATCTTTGATACGGATGTTTTGTTTCACTGGATCATAGCGCTTACGTGCAAGTGATACATTCTCTTTCACTTCATCCATACTCATGTTGGTTGCAGCACTTAGGTAACGTGCACCTACACGCTCGTAGCTCTCTTCGTTACACAGCACGATGCACTTAGCACCCTGTGACGCCCAACCGTCTATACCTGCTACCAGAGAGGCATGGAAAGAAGTTTTACCAGTATTGGGCCTAGCGCCAACCACAAGAAGATGACCATTGCTAACGCCTTCCACCTTCCTACGGAGACTTGGTATGTTAAACTTCCACTGCGTTTCAAGGTTATTCGCAGCAAGCAATGTGTCAATGTCAATATCATCCCAATCAATGCGAAGGTTAGGAGTAAAATCATCTTTGTAATCCTCTAATAATCGGCGTAATGGCTCAAGACTATTCTGGCTACCGTTCACAAAGTCAAAACCTAGATTGGCAACCTGCTCCCCAACGTACTGCTGAAACAGGTGACTCAAGGTGTCTTCTGCAATGTCTTTCTTGATAGGCTCAGCCTTATCTAAACGCCTGAATAAATCCTGGAATGCAGCTTTGGTAGCGGTTGTCATGGTTTGATTAAGCCCCATGAACACAGCCTCAAGATCAGACACAGACATGTCTTCTTCATACGTCTGCATTGCTGTGTCTAACGCCTGTTTGATCTTACGTGTGTCTTTCGTAAAGATCTTATCAGGACAGCGTATGCCCTTGTGTTGATCGTAAAACTCTTTGTTCAGTAGAGTTTTTATTAGTGATAATTCAATCATCCTTGTCTCCTACAAGTGTAGTTATTTGTTTATTCTTGCTCTCTCTAAGGCTCTCTTACGTTCTTCATCGTCAAACTCACGAATCAGCTTGTGATCCTTAATGAAACGTCTAAGCCTACTGTTCTCATCTTTCAACAGTTTTATTTCCCAGCGCATGTCTTCTATTGTTCCAACCATACTCATATCTTTTCTTTCTTATTTTTTTCATCCCAATATTTCTTGTTCTCTTCTCTAGTTGTAAAGAATCTATCTATAAAATCTTCTATACCATTGGAATGGTAATGTTTCTTCCTTTTGTCACTACCCCACATACCAGTAGTATAGTAGTAAGCATACCTAGCACTGTGCTGACTTTCAGGC